TTGTGATGCTGTCTCACTTTCAGGATGTGCTTAAAACATTCTGGATAGGTGAGGCCTTCGTTGCTGTGATCGTTTTCTACTTTGGGCCTCACGTATTTGGAGCACTTAAGAGATGATCGATCAATTGATATTTTTAACGTTATGCTCAATACCGTTTACTTTATTTATTTCATGGAAATTATATTCAAGAAAGTCTTCGGCAGAAGTGGCCAATAAGAGATTGATCGATGTAACTGAGCTAGATAGGAAGGGCAACTTCGATGAATAAATTAACTCAGGATAGATTAAAAGAGATTTTGTCGTACGACAAAGGCACAGGCTTATTTAAATGGAAGATTAGCGTCGGAACGGCAAAGAAGGGCTCAATTGCCGGGAACAAAAGACCTGTTGGGTATGTGGCCATAAAGATTAATAGTAATCCATATTATGCTCATAGGTTGGCATGGCTATATGTTAATGGTGAATTCCCAGAAGATGGCATCGACCACATAAATGGAAATAAATCAGACAACACGCTTTCAAATTTAAGGAGCGTCAGTTCAACAGAGAACCTGAGAAATCAAAAGATCCGCAAAAACAATAAGTCGGGGTTTAACGGCGTCTCATGGAGCAAATTAATAAGCAAGTGGAGATCTATAATTATTATAGATAAAAAGCAAATAAACCTAGGCAGCTATAGCTGTATAGGTGAGGCCATTATAGCCAGGAAAATTGCAAATATTGAATATGGATTCCATGAGAATCACGGAAGGAAATAAAGTTGCAAGAAATAACAATGAAAGAGATGACCGCAGGCATGACGCCAGATGAGCGTTTTGCCTTGCATCTAATATCAGCAGAAGGGTATCAAGTGAATAAATTTAAGCTTGATCTGTTTATTGAATATTTAAACTTAGATATACAGAAGGTGGCGTAATGTCAAAATCAAGCGAGTTTACCGCGGCAAATGAAGGTTATCGTCAGTTTGCTTATCAGTGTACCGCGGGGAAAAGCACCATTGGCATCGGATTCAATCTTGATGATGTCGGCCTGAGCGAAGAGGAAAGCCTTGTGATTCTTAATATGAGGCTGGATAAAATAGAGGGAAAGTTAACCGCGGCACTTCCTTGGTTTTGTGACTTAAATGAGGCTAGAAGGGCTGCGCTTAAGGATATGGCTTACCAGATGGGGGTTAACGGCCTTTTATCGTTCAGGAAATCATTGGCATTGATATCTGAGGGTAGTTATGCAATGGCGGGCATGGAGTTATTTGATAGCAGGTGGGCAGGGCAGACGCCGCGGCGAGCAGCGGAGGTATGCTGCATGATTCGGACTGGTGAGTTTCAGTAGATGATTGACTACCTCCACAACGGCAAGCCTGTAGAGATAATGGCGGAGCGATTCCATTATATGTATGGGTATTATGCCCAGGTACAGCAGACAAAGCCTTGTGGTGGAATGTATGGCGTCAAGGAAAGGCCGGAAGGGTTTAAGCAATATGAGTTAGTTAAATTCTCTGAATTGGTGGAGGCTGAAAATCCCTAAGTGGCTGGAGCATACAGCATGTCAAGATAAGCGCCGAAAGCAGTCAATCGGTACTTGTGGCATATATGGCGTAAACGATAGCAGGAAGGTTTATAAATGCCGTGACTGCCTGGCCACATTTAGGCAGGGCAAGATTAGGACGTATCCGGTGACAGAGGATAAGCCGCCGCTACCGTGTGAAGAGTTCGAGCTTGTTGATAGATACACAAAGATAATGAACGAAAATTAAACCGGCTTATTTTGAGCTGGAAACTGAGAGTAGAGATATGAGCGACAAATTAAACAGCATTGGCGACACAGTAATTAAAAGGGATGTGGTTCAAACTACCGTCATTTTAAATACTCCATTCAGTAATGATAATGAGATGATTGAAGCCGTAAAAGCCCATATGGAATTTAAAGGCATGATTCCAGATGAAGATAGTGGCGAAATTGATTCGCACGTCTAGGCTTGATAGTCTAATTAACATGGTAAAGCTAAACTGGATAGGGGTGTGGTTAGACACATGCCCCAATCTTGCCATGTCTGATAACATTCAGTTGCAGATGGAGCTTAACGATATTCTGGAGCTATTAGAGGCTTAGCTATGATTGACTGGATTAATGAGCTTGCTAAAACTTATTACCCGATAATCTCCACTGCATTCGGATTGCTTGCTGCTGCCTATACAATGATAAGGATGTGTATTCGCTTTAGGGATGATTATAAGGACAGGGAAAGCAGGCTGGTGGGGATTGAAAAGAGGCTGCACCACCTTGATAACAATAAGGACGGCAGAGTTAATAAGCTAAGCACTCTTTGCGAGTCTCAAATAGAGTCAAATAAAACCGCCCTTGCAGCATCTGCATACAATACCGGGCGAATTGATCAACTTAAAAAGAATTAAGGCCTTGAATCCTGAGACTGCAAGGCTTGATAGGTTTAAAGCGGCACAACCTTAGTAAAAATAATAAAGGCGCTAGCCGTCTTAGTTCCGCTAGATACTATGGAATTTAACGAGAATGATATGTTGGTTGGAATGGCGATACCGATCCTGCCTGAAGATTGATAAGAGATAGGATTCGGCCCTGGCGATCCAAAAACGCCTGAATCATCTTCTCTTAGATTGAATGATAGCCCACTTATAGCCGTTTCATTTCCTCCGCCATCGCTTGTTGACGCCCCTGACGCCTCTGGAGCAGAGGCTGTTATTGCTGAAAATGCAGATAGGTTTGCATTTCCTGAGATGTTTGGCGTCATACTTGTACTAGCGCCACCATCCGAAGATTTTACACGTCCAGCGCTTGAGAAAACATAAAGGCCAGCAGGAAGCACCTTCGACTCGCCATCATTAATATAAAAAGATAGCGCAATGGCGTCTGACACTTCCTGAATATTCTGTTTTGCAGATTCATCTGGGCTTAATATGTCGCCAGTATATGACCCCATATTTGTAGCGTTTGTACCGCCGACTGTTTGCTGCAAGTTAGATACACCAAGAGCTCTAGCTGCCTCCTCAGTCTCAAGCGCCGTGACCGTCTGCTGGATATTAACCTTGGCTGATTGATTGTCCGTCAAGGTTGAGCCCGAATAAACCCCCATATTTGTAGCGTTTGAACCCCCAGTTTGCAATTGTAGATTCGATATCCCTGTAGAGTTTGCAGCAACTCCCGCTTCTAGCGTCTGTATATTTTGCACAGTAAAGAATCTTGAGTCATCATCGCCAACAAATGTGCCGCTAGTTGTGAATGGCAGCGCGGAAGGAAGTGGCGCGTATATAGCCCCAGACTCCTCTATAGTTTTAGTTCTGTCGCCAACCAGATAGATAATTCCGCCAGCGTATGAAATTGGCACGTCATAGCCAAGCTTTTTAAGCCTGCCCTCAACAGTATCAATTAAAACAGCATCCCTATTTGTCGTAGTGTCTGCTGTATATCCATCTGACATTGCCACCTGGGCAAGCGTATCAGCATCTAATCCTGCATTTATTAATTCTTGTATAGTAACCGGGTCAGCCATCAGCCAAAACCTCCATCAAAACCGTCTGAGAATGCGGATAAATTAACTCCATCACCCGAATAATAACCTAAATCATAATTTATTGCTTTTATGCCGACTTGCAGCCTGTCGCTTATATCAATTTCTTGAGCTAGCCATAATTGAGCCTCCTGCCTCGCGTCATTGCCAAAGCTAAATTCCGTTCTTCTGGAATTAATGCCCGTCCTTATAGTTGTTAATGGGGCAATGCCAAGAATAACTTGATTTGATTCTGCGCCCTCAGAGACAAGTATATTCTCCGTGGTCCCGTCATCATTCTTGAGCGTTATCGAGTGAACATCATTAGGTGTAAATGTTACGTCCTGGCTAAGCGTTAATATAAGCCCGCTCTGGCCCGTAACTTCTCCATCCTCAGTGTAAACCCTTGTCCCCTTAACAACCGCAATAACGCTGCTAGGCAGTATGTAGCGACCCTCCGCAGTAGTGCTTACATCGAGATTTATTTTCTGTAGTCTGATTTTATTGAATTCTCTAAACGATCTTATTGTCGCTTGATTGAAATTCCTTATGCCTGGGATATTTAATTGCTTGGGATTTACAGCAGACTTATCGGACGGTATAAAAATCGTCTCGGTTGTATTTGTTGATGGATCAACCCAGTTAAACTCTATTCCATCATTAATCTCAGATAGATTAAAGTTTCTTGAATATCGCTCTGTTCCCGGTATTTTACTCCTATGCGTAAAAAGCATATCAGGCGCTGTTGCTGGCTTTTCAAATATCGCCTTTATGATTGACCCGTCTCGATAGCCAATTGAATTTATGGCGTTAAACAGCTGCTGCGAATAATCTTGATAACTTATCTCTGTTGAATCGTAAGTGTACGAAAACTGATTATTATCAAGCGTCCCAAAGTATGCCGATATTTCATCGTCCATAGCCAATAGTCCGTCAGCATCAATCTCTGAAAGCTGCCTGTTACCAATAACAGGATCAAGGGAGTCTTTAATAAATGACTGGACGGCGTTTGTGTTCTGGGTTAATTCGGAGCTAAACACGCCAGAACCCTCATAGACGTTAAGCATTTCAGTGGCAATGCAGTTTTGCTGCCTTTCTTTTACTGCTGTAGCAAATGGCGTTGCCGTTGTCATTGATTTGAAAATTGTCACGTCTCCAAAAGAGTGATCGTTATCCAGGTCAACAACCGCAAAGCAGTCATCCCACTTGATGCCGTCAACAATGGAGCCGCTAAAAGCAGTATCTCTTGGCGTTACTCGGCCAGCTCTAATCCTGAACTTTCTAGGAGATGAGAATTCATGCCTTTCTGTCTGCCCTACTTTTGCCTGCGAGTCTCCAGATATTGTTTTCTCGATTAGGGTTATTGAGCCTATAGGCGCATCCGTATCATCAACCTCTTGAACCTCAAATTTATATTCAACTGATGTAGATATTAATTCAGATGACCCGTTATCCTTATACATTCCATTTGGAGCAACGACATTTAATATAACTCTATCTGCCTTTACTTTTGTAAAGAATGCCCATGTTGTAAATTCTTTTGACTCAGCAGTTGTCAGGCTACCGCCAGGGTCAGCTACCGCCTCAGCAACAGATGTTAGCGAGTCGAGAAATAGCGCTGTAATTCCAGGCGCGACAAGCTCGGTAGATGTAATTGTATAATCGCCACTTATATTAACGCCGGAAACCATGAAATTTGAAAGGGTTATCTCTACACCTTCATTGTAAATTGAGGTGTTAAATACGCTTAATAATGAAAGTCTCGACTCTGTACCATAATTATTTGAGGCTATTATCTGGTCTGAAGATACAAAGCCGTTAGAAAAGTCTGCAGGCAACCCTATGCCGTTAATCTGATTTACTCTGTATGGGGTTATTATTTTTTCATTTATCTCGTCGCCTATAACCTCGCTTGGCTCCTCTGAGTTCGGCTTGCTGAATGGCAGGTATACGGCAATCCCTGCGCCGTCAATTGTACTTACGGGCGTATCTCCGTCTTTAAAGCTGGTTAAGTCATAGGTCTTTCTCCCTACACAATAAGCCGAATGCTCAATCTCGACGCCATCTCCACCCCTGTATACTGAGTAGGTTGGCATCATAACATCAGGGATTGATAGCAGCTGCCCATTAATGTCTGGAATTCTCTGCAATGGCCTAGCTCTGTTCGACCTAGACGAAAGGCTATTGTTGGGACTCTCCTGCTGCCTGTTTACGTTTTGCGGAAGCTCAGGCGCTGGCGTTAATGCTACAACAGCCACAGCTATAACTATTGCAAACGCTATGTAACCAAGCGTTACAGGGTCTGCAGGAGTATTTAAAATAACGTAGTCGCCATCAGGGAGGTGAGCTAAAGCCTTTGGCGTAATTTCTATCATGTTTTCTTTGCACGGCTGACCATTGAATACAGCAAAGGCCTGGCCCTGCTTTATGTTGTTGACAATCCACCGGCCAACACTTTCAACTCCCTCATAAGGGGTGAATTCTCCAGATATCAACGCATCTTCTTTGTAATGCTTTATAGTCGCCAAAATTCAACCCTATCAAATGTCTCGCTTGCAATATCAATATCCTGAAATACTACGCCACCCAAAACCCTTACGGCGTGTAATACCTTTCCCTCATAGTATACCCCGCAATGGTACTCGCTTCTAAATTCAGACTTATTAATAAAAACCATAACATCGTAATCTTGCGGCAGCTCAACCTTATAAAATCCATGATCACCAGTTGCAAAGGCAGCAGTAAAGGCGCTTGCTATTCCTGCAATACTGCCAGATTTGAATATTGGTATGTCCTTGCTCATCTCCTGCGCATAAACAAGGGCTACAAGGCTCCAACAGTTAACACAGCCTGCCATAGGCCG